TTGACACGCCATAATAACGCTTAGCAATTCTTCGTCCTCAGATTGATGAGTTTCAAAATATATAAAAGCATAAAGGCTCAAATGTTTAAGTGCTAGTATTAATGCTTCGTTTTTGGTCATGATGTAGTTCCTAGTGTGTTGTTGGTGGGATGATGTAGCCGGCCTCGATCAGTTCGTTGGCTGCACGGCCGTACCAACCTTGCAGCTGCCAGCATAGGCCGGTGTCGAGTAGGTACTGCCAGGCTGAGATGATTGTGTCCTGATCGTGTTCTTCGCCGTCGAAGCCCTCCACGCACGCTGAGGCGTCGTAGGGGGTCCAAGTTGTTTGTGTTGATGTAGTCATGATGTTCTCCTTAGTGAACTACGAATTGGTAAGCAGCAGAGTATTTGCCGCCGTTGTATTGTCTGCAGCAGGCACCACAAGCAAGTCCGCTGCGAAGCTTTGATCGGGTTGTTACGCGGTCACAGTTAGGGCAGGTAAGCTTGTACTTGGCTTTTGGCTTAACAACCTCGCTGCTGTAGCATCTAGTTCCACTGCAGCCGATGCTTACAGCCTGACGCTGCCAGGTGCGATTGTGGCCGTGGCCCTTGCCAACCAACGCGTGGGCAATCTCATGCAGCATGGTGTCAATCATTTGCTTTTCATCGTTAAGCTCTACCAGATGTTTGCTTAAGCTGATTGTCTTGTTGCTGTAGTTGCAGCAGCCGAACCTGCGAACGGCTCTGTCGTAAGTGAACTTCCAACCTTGGGCCAACAAGCCATGTTCTTTTATTAGTGTCGTAGCTATTTTAGTTGCGCTTGATAGTTTCATTATTGGCTCCTAGCGTGAAGTTACTTTTAAGGTGATAACAGCCGTTGTCTTGGTGTACTTAGCGATCAACTCAGCTGGTACGTCGGCAGCGATGAATACTGCCTTGTTGTCTACTGTCTTTCTTTCTGACAGTGTTACAACACCACGGAAGAGGTCACCCTCGATAACGCCTTCGTTTGATTTAAGATCGTTCTTGATGATCTCGGCCTGTGCCTCAAGGTCAGCGATTTGCGCTAACAAGATGCCTAGTTGGTCGATTTGAGTTGTTGCTTGTAGTTTAGCTAGATTTGTCATTTTATTTAGTCCTTTTAGTTTTATTGTGTTGTCCTACCACAGAAGTCATTATACAGAGTGTTGAGAGAAACGCAACACTTATTTTCAATTATTTTAAATTATTTTTAACAGGGCCCGAAGGCCCCGTTGGTTAAGCGTATTTTTTAATAAATGCTTTTAGGTAGCGCACTTCTTTTTGCGCCTCTCTTTTTGCTTCAGGGCCACCTTCGCCGGTTAAGGCGTCGTTGCTTGAGTGGCCGCCCTCAAAAAATTCAGACAGCACCCACCTGGCCTCGTCCAAGATCTCTTGCTTGGTGTACGTCTCGATGTCGCGGTTGTCGTCGCTGCTGACTCGCTCTAACGATCCAGCTAGTTCGGTGATGCTTAGGGCGTCTTTGATGTAGTTTTCCATGTCGGTTCTCCTTGAGTAGGGCCCGAAGGCCCTGTTGATTAAATTGTTGCGTTATGTGCTTTAGTCGCTCTGGCCAATGCTCTTGAATAACAAGCTTCGGCTGCTTTTAAATTACCTTGAGCTTTAAATTTATCGCCGGCTAAATCTAAGCCATGCGCCATTTCCCAATCAATAGCTACTTGTTTAGCGGCTGATGGTTTTGTTCTACCACCGTTAGCAACTAAATTTTCTGCATAATTTAAACAATCTGCTGAGGTAACCGCTGTGTTTGTGAATGTTGTCATTTTATTTAGTCCTTTTAGTTTTATTGTGTTGCCCAACCACAGAAACGATTATACAGAGTGTTGAGGTAAACGCAACACTTATTTTTAATTATTTTTAATTATTTTTAACGATGAGGCTATCATTGGGTTTCAAGGCTAATTTTATTTAAGTTGTGTTATTGTGTTGAGGCAAACGCACAATTAGTTTATACTGTCGCTTGTTGAATGATATTGGAAAACAAATGAGCAACGAAGAGTACAGCCACCTTATGAACAAGAAGCCCGCAGCCACGGTCTTGTCTAAGTTTAAGAGCAACCGATCCTTGGCCAAGAAGCTTGGCATCAGTCCGAGCACGATCACTCGTTGGACCTACCCTAAGATCATGAAGGGCACCGACGGTCACATCCCGCAGAAGTACTGGATTGAAATTATTCACATCGCCAGGCGTGAAGGGTTTACACTTACGATTGAACATTTGTCAGGGCTTAAAGCATGAGTGAAGTAAGTGAGCCACGTGAGAGAGCGTCATCGGCGCTAATGCCGAGCGGTCTAACGGCCGCTGAGGAGATCTTCTGTCAGAACATAGTGAGGGGCAACAACCAGTCAGATGCCTACAGAGCGGCCTACGACACCAGTCGCTACAAGGATTCAACCATTCATCGCTCTGCAAAAGAGCTCATGACCAAACCCAAGCTAATCGCAAGAATCGCAGAGCTACGCGCTCCTGTGATCAAGAAGGTGCAGATCACGCTCGAGGAGCACATAAACAAGTTGGGCCAGCTAAGTGACCTCGCTGCAGCCAAGGATCAGTACTCTGCTGCGATTAATGGCGAGATGCTGCGAGGTAAGGTCAGTGGCCTGTACGTTGATAAGATCGAGAGCAAGAACATTAACCTGAACGGCTCGCTGGCTAGTGAGATCAAGCTGAGCCGCTTAACTGACGACGAGCTAGCCGAGTACCTCAGACTAACCGCGAAGGCCTCAGACGAGAGCCTAGACGGTCTTAAGGTGGTGACCGACGTATGATAGACATGTCCAACGTGATACCGCTGCGAGCTATCCAGCTTGAGCACGACAGGCGGCGAGCTGAGCGCTCACTCAGCGAGTTCACTAAGATGGCCTGGCACGTCATCGAGCCCGGCACACCTTACATCGGCAACTGGCACCTCGATACCATCTCCGAGCACCTGGAGGCCGTCACGCGCGGCGAGATACGCAACCTGCTCATCAACGTGCCACCTCGGCACATGAAGTCGATACAGGTCGCTGTGATGTGGCCGGTGTGGGTGTGGATGACGCAGCCGCAGTTCCGTTGGCTGTTCGCCTCGTACGCGATCAGTCTGTCGGTGCGTGACTCACTCAAGTGCCGCCGACTGATCGAGTCGCCCTGGTTCCAAGAGCGCTGGGGCCACCGGTTCGCGTTGACCGGTGACCAGAACGCTAAGACCTTCTTCGAGAACGACAAGTCCGGCTACCGGTTCGCAACCTCGGTCGGCGCGTCGACCACTGGCCACGGCGGTGACGTGCTGGTCGTCGATGACCCGCACAACTCGATGGAGGCGCAGTCAGACACGATGCGCGAGTCCACGCTTGAGTGGTGGGACCAAGCGATGAGCACGCGTCTCAACAACCCGAAGACCGGCTGCAAGGTGATCGTGATGCAACGGCTGCACGAGAACGACCTCTCTGGCCACGTGCTCAGGCAGGGCGGCTGGGATCACCTCTGCTTGCCGGCGCAGTTCGAGAAGGGTAGACGCAGCAAGACCACGCTAGGCAACTACGACCCACGTACCGAGGACGGTGAGCTGCTGTGGAAGGGCCGCTTCGGCATGAAAGAGATCGACGAGCTCAAGACTCAGCTTGGCGAGTACGGCACATCGGGCCAGCTGCAGCAACGCCCGTCACCGGCCGCTGGTGGTATCATCAAGCGTGACTGGTTCAAGCTCTTGTCGGCCAATGACCCACTGCCTAAGCTCATGTACGTCGTGCAGTCTTACGACACGGCCTTCACCGAGAAGACACAGAACGACCCAACGGCCTGCAGTACATGGGGCGTGTTCAATCACGCCAACGGGAAGTCTGTTGTGTTGCTTGACTGCTGGAAGGAGCACCTCGGTTACCCCGACCTGCGTAAGAAGATGGGCGAGGAGTACCGTTCCAAGTACGGCGACAAGGACAAGACGGTCGACGTGGTGCTGATCGAGGAGAAGGGCTCCGGCATTAGCTTGATGCAAGACCTGCGTCGCAGCGGCGTGCCCTGTCATCCGTACAACCCAGGGCGAGCAGACAAGGTGACACGCGTCCACTCGGTCGCACCCTTGCTTGAGTCTGGCCTGGTGTACCTGCCTGAGTCTAAGAAGAACCCAGGCCGCGCACCGTCATGGACAGACGCGATGATGCACGAGCTGATGATCTTCCCCAACGGCGAGCACGACGACATGGTCGACAGTATGACGCAGGCGCTGATCTACTTGCGTGACACCAGGATGCTTAACATCGACAGCAACCAAAGTGATGACAGCTACGTGCCACCAAAAGAAAGAAGCAATCCGTACGCTGCTTAGTTGTATTTTAATTTGATATGAGTTAAAATCGCGCAAAGCCAATCCTTTTTAGGGAATGCTATGCCAAGCCCAGTTAGCGCACTCAACAAGATCAAGAACATGTTCTCTCCACTAGAGAGAACGATCATTGCGCACAAGCTAGAGTCAATGCCTAGCTCACAGTGGGCGGCGTACATCAAGGCCAACGCACCCAAGGCCGCGAAGAAGGAAGCACTAGCAATCAAGCTAGACGAGCTACTAGCGCGGCAACCTAAGTTGTCCAAGGCGGACATCGTCAAACACATTCAAGAGAACTCACCTAAGATTAATACCAAGAACCTCCGCGCTGATGGCTATGGTATCGATGAGACCCAGTACGGCAAGTACGTGCTGCCAGGCGGCGAGGACTACACCGAGACGCTTATCCATCTACCTGCAAACACAAGCTCACCCTCAATCAGAATGCAGAAAGTCTTTGAGATTGCCGACGAAAATGGGCAATTGCTAGCTAGTGGCACGGTACCTATGTCGCCACGCACGCTTGAGAAGCTCAACAACAACCCCAACTGGGTGGTGCGTGAGTACGAGCAGCCTCACCCCGCCGACATACTCCGTGACCCATCTAACTTTAGTTCTGGTCACTTCGACGAGCCCAACGTCTTGGCTCACCTGCGCACCAACATTAAGCTTACACCTGACAACAAGGACGTGCTCTTCCTAGAGGAGCTGCAGTCAGACTGGGCACAGCAGGGTAGAAAGAAAGGGTTCTTAACTCCGGACTTGCATGTAGAGCGCCGTGCGCAAATAAAGGCGGAGATGGATGCCTTGGCTAAAGAAGCCACTGCGATGCGTGAGCGTGGAGAGAGCACCGTTGATATCCGTCAACGTATGCGCCAACTAGACGATGCGTTGCGCGATATCCCTACACCGAAGGGCGTACCATCTGGCCCATACGTCGAAGACACAGGCGACTGGACAGCGTTGGGATTGAAGAAGGCCATCGAGCGCGCGGTTGATGAGGGGCAAAGCCATTTGGCCTGGACCACTGGTACGCAGCAGGCTGATCGTTACAACCTAGCTAAGCAGATTGATAGCATACATCACAACATGAACCCTGACGGGACCTACAGCTTTTCAGCGGTAAAGAACGGTCAAGAGGTTATTTCAAAAGAAGGCCTAACGCAGGATGAGCTTGCTGAACACTTAGGCAAAGACATAGCAGAAAAGATTGTTAAGACTGAGGGCGCAGAGGCACCAGTGGGCACTAGCGTAGGTTGGGAGGCACAGCCGTCAATATACGGCGACGTTGACGCCCCACCACAACCAAGGACGTTGTCTGGCTTGGATCTACAAGTCGGCGGCGAGGGGATGAGAACCTACTACGATCAGATTATACCCAGCACGGCCAACGACATACTCAAGTCAATGGGTGTAACCGAGCGCGTTAAACCTATCGGCGTGCAACTTGGCAACAACGTGTCTGAGCAGATGGGCTTCGAGATTACGCCAGAGATACGTGACTACGTGATGAACCAAGGCCTACCTGCGTTCGCTGGTGGCGGTGTGGTCAAGGCTGCAGCCAAAGGGTTGCGTGAGATGGCCGAGCAGTACATCACACCCAAGGCAACACCGGCCGTTAACCGCATAGACATGAACTACAAGGACGTCACCAAGCGCGTCCCTGAGCTAACACGGGCCGCCAACCTATTGGAGACAGGCGAGATTAGTGCGAGCGAGTACGACAAGCTAGTCAACTCACTCAAGCCAGTGACGCCTTACTCGTTTGTGCCGGCACCGGCAACGTACGAAGACGCGATGCGCGCGCTCACTAAGAACAAGCAGCCTATGTACGGCCGAGCGTCAGAGATCCCAGCTGGTGAGCAGACAGACCTACGCCTAGACATCCCAGCCTACAAGGATCACGGCGTGTGGGTTAACTCTATCCACCGCAAGGACGCGCCAACAGTCTACGACTCCGTGTCGTCTGTTAAGAACGCGACCATGATAGGCGCACCTGAGAAGGCGTTAAAGGTCGCCAAGGGCGGACCCAAGGCGCCGTTTGCTGTTATCCGTGGCGAGTGGAACCCTATAAGCCAAGAGGACGCGGTTAAGCAGGCACAAGAGAACTTGGCCAGTGGCGAGTGGGTTCAGGTTGGCTACGACCCTGAGCGTCACGGCTACTTCTACGATCGCGGCACGATGGAGCCTATCGCTGGCGCCGAAGAGATACTACAGATTGGCCCGTTGGTTATAGCCAAGAACCCAGCGTACGCAGCCAAGGCCGAGCAGAAGTTCGCCGGCGGCGGACCAGTCCACATGGACGAGGGCGGCTTGAACGTTAGAGCGTCAGGTGACTACGGCAACTTTGACAGCGAGGGCTCGTCAGGTAGCCACTACAACTTTAGCACCGACGTTGACATCCTAAACAAGTACGGCTTTGGTGTTACCAAAGAGGGCCAAGTATTCAAGTTGCCTGAGCGCACCTACACCTACGAGGATGGCTACACAGAGACCGTACCAGCACGTAAGATTAAGCGTGACGACATCAGCGAGCTACGCGCTCGTTACATGACAGACGACGGTGTACAGTATGGCGTTGGTCGCCAGCCACTAGCGAAGGGCTGGTCTGCTTACCGCACCGACCCACGCACTCAGGCAACGGTAGGGTTTAACGTGTCGCCTCAATACAAGAACTTATCTGTTTACCGTTCCGACCCACGCGATCAGTCAAGCGTTGGCGTTAACGTGTCGCCTTATTACAAGGGCATAAACTACACCAAGAATTTTGCAGAGGGCGGCAAGGTTAGCGACCCGTTCGCCAACCTGTCAATGCTAGACAAGGCCAAGCTGCTAGCTAAGGCTGCCAAGTACCGCATTCAGTACAACAAGCAAGCGGTCGAGCACGGCAAGTACCCTGACGCGTTATCGAGCGAGCTTAAGAAGAACTACCTAGACACGGTCGGCAACTCACGAGTGAACCGCTCACCGCTTGATGTGGCGTTGAACTACGGCGGTGGCTACGACTTCGGCGTCAGACAAGACGTCCCAGCTGACGTGGCTAGAGACATGGGCAAGGCCTACCAATACACAGACTACTTCTTCTCACCGTTCACCGGCCCTAAGAGCGACGCCGTCGGTGACTACTACGAGAACATGGCCGGCGTTGAGGCTGGTATCAAGGAGCGTGGCAGACGCGCAACCGAGGCCGAGATACAAAGACGATCAGCCGAGTACGGCAAACGCTCATCCAAGATGCTGCCTCAGTACGAGGAGCCAGACTACGCAGAGGGCGGCGAGGTTGAGACAGATGATTTTGACTACGATGAGATGTACGAGTTTAAAAAAGATGAGCCAGCATTTGCAGAAGGCGGCGAGGTAGACTATGATGCTATGTACGAGTTCAAAGACAACACAGTAGGTTTCGCAAAAGGCGGCCCAGTGTTGTCCGTTGGTCGTGGTGAGAAACTGCCCGTATCAAAGGGCGCGGGGCTAACTGCAAAGGGTCGCGCGAAGTATAACAACGCCACTGGCTCTAACCTAAAGGCACCGGCACCGCACCCAAAGACAGACGCGGACGCGGGTAGACGCAAGTCATTCTGCGCTAGAATGTCTGGCATGCCAGGGCCTATGAAGGATGAGAATGGTAACCCAACTCGTAAAGCGGCGTCACTAAAACGTTGGAATTGTTAAGGATTATAAATGGCTAAAGACATGATGGACGATGAGGAAGAACTAAAGGGTGAGACCGTTGAGCTAGAGGAAGAGTCCTCAGATGTACGCGACACCGACGACGGCGGAGCAATGGTTGCGCTTGAGAACGAAGAGGACCATCAAAGCCAGAGTGAGCACTTTGCCAACATCGTTGACGACATCAATCCAAAGGACTTGGCCGCTGTTGTAAGCGACCTTATGGATAAGATTAAGCGTGACAAGGACGCACGTAAGAAAAGGGATGAGCAATATGAAGAGGGCATTCGTCGTACTGGTCTTGGTGATGACGCTCCAGGTGGTGCGCAATTTACTGGAGCCAACAAGGTTGTTCACCCACTAATGACAGAGGCCTGCGTTGACTTCTCAGCGCGAGCCATGAAGGAGCTGTTCCCATCGAACGGCCCAGTGCGCAGTAAGATTATAGGCAAGCAAGACAAGGCTAAGCTAGAGAAGGCTGAGCGTAAGGCCAAGTACATGAACTGGCAGCTTACCGAGCAGATGCTAGAGTTTCGCTCTGAGCTTGAGCAGCTAACGACACAGCTGCCGCTAGGTGGCGTGCAGTACATGAAACTATTCTGGAACAACGACCTCAATCGTATTGAGTCAGTGTTCATTCCAGTTGACGATGTTTACTTACCGTTCGCGGCGTCTAACTTTCACACGGCCGAGCGTAAGACGCACGTCCAGTACATTACCAAGTACGAGTACGAGAAGCGTGTACGCTCAGGCATGTACCGCGAGGTTGACCTCGGCATGCCAGACGACATCGACTACTCTAAGGCCACCAAGGCCAACGACAAGATCGAAGGCCGCGAGGACGACTCTTATAACGAGGATGGCCTACGCACAGTGTTTGAGATCACCACTGCGGCTGACCTTGAGGGTGACGAGTTCTTACCCTATGTGATTACCGTTGACAAGGCCACAGAGAAGTGCTTGGCCGTGTACCGTAACTGGGCAGAGAGTGACGCAACGATCAAGGAGCCACTGGTCTCTATCGTTGAGTTCCCATTCGTACCCTGGCGCGGCGCGTACCCAATTGGTCTAACACACATGATCGGTGGCCTGTCTGGTGCAGCCACTGGCGCATTGCGCGCGTTGCTTGACTCCGCGCACATATCAAATATTCCGACGCTGCTCAAGCTCAAAGGTGGTCCTAACGGTCAAAATGTAAACCCACAACCAACCGAGGTCATTGAGTTAGATGGCGGAATTAATGTAGACGACGTGCGCAAGATTGCAATGCCCATGCCGTTCAACCCACCAAGCCCTGTGTTGATGCAGTTGCTAGGCTTCTTGGTCGACTCAGGTAAGGGCGTGGTTCAAACATCGTTCGAAAAACTGTCCGATCAGAACCCAAACATGCCGGTTGGCACGACTTTAGCGTTGATTGAGCAGGGTATGGTGGTGTTCTCATCCATCCACTCACGCTTACACAACTCAATGGCGCAGGTATTGAAGGTAATGCACCGCCTAAACTCTGCGTACTTGACAGACGAGATGGTGTTAGATGAAATTGGCGAGAAAATGGTCGATCCGTCAGACTTTGACGGTCCAATGGACGTTATTCCTGTCTCAGACCCTAATATTTTCAGTGAAACACAGCGTTTTGCGCAGGTTCAGGCTGTACAACAGCGCGCGATGGCGTTGCCGCAGCTGTATGACGTGCGTAAAGTTGAGGAATTGTTCCTAAAACAGCTAAAAATACCAGAGGGTTCAGAGCTATTAATACCAAAACCTGAGCCTAAGGACATCGATCCTATACAGGAGAACTTCGCGGCCTCAGTTGGCAAGCCAATTGGCGCGTTGCCTGAGCAAGAGCACATCGCTCACTTGCGCGTACACTTGGCGTTCTTACAGTCACCTATGTTTGGTCAAAATCCAATCATTGCGCCTATGTTTGTGCCGGCTATTGTCGCGCACATCAAGGACCACTTGTTAATGCACTACATGAAGATAAGCAGAAAAGGCTTAGAGGCAGCAAGCGATAGTGGTATGTTAGGCGAAGACGACGCGATGATAGAAGCGCAAGCAGCCGTTGAGATTCAACAAGCTATTGAGCAAGCGATTCCGCCTGAGTTCTTGCAAATCGTAAGCAGCGCGTACGAGCAAGCGCAACAAATGCAACCACCACAACCACAAGATCCTACGCAAATTGCAGCAGAGGTTCAAAAACAAGCGATTGCTCAACGTTCACAGTCTGATCAGATGAAGATACAGGCGCAAGGTCAGCGTGATCAGGTTCAGGCGCAAACTCAAGCTCAACGTGATGCTGTTCAAGCTAACTTGCAGCTTCGCCAAGACGAACTTGACATGCAAACAGAGTTGTTAAGACAAGACCGTGAAGACGCACGCAAGCAGGCCGAGTTAAGAGTACGCTTGCAAATGAACCAGGAAGATAACGCCACAGCTAAGGACCTTGCCGCTGCTGAAATACTAAGTGGCAACAAGGTAGACGTATCAACTGGTACAGGCATTAACCCAAATCCTAACTTTTAAGGAGCAACAAAATGGCAACAACAGATAAATGCAATTGCAAAGATTCACAAGGCGTGTCACAGCACCAACGCATAGCGATGGGCGCTAAGTTGGACGGTAAGTCATTACCAGGCACTCCAGTTAAAACACAATCAATCCCTAAGTAACTTATGGACGACGCGGACTTAAGTCAGGACCGCCAAGAGCGTGAGGATTTAATTAGATCTAAGTACAAGCTTGATCTAACGATACCGACAAGCAATGTATGTTTGAATTGCTTAGATAGTACAGTAAATGGGGCCCGATGGTGTAGCGTTGGGTGCAGACAGGACTATGAGAATCGGACAAATAAGAAATGACGATCGATAAGGTTTTAAATTTATTAACGAACGCGCAGCAAGAGTTGGCAATAGCTGCGCTTCGTACACCAAATTCACATGATGCGTTTGAATACGGGCGCATGGTGGGGATGTACGCTGGAATTGAGCGTGCTATAGAAGTAATTTTGTCAACAATTAAAGAGGATAACGATGATGTCTGATCAAACGCTGGATGATGCGTTTCCAAGTGCAGACCCAGGAATAACACCTTTTGGGAGTTATGTTTTGGTGCAAATTAGAGCACCGAAGTTAAAAACAGCAGGCGGTATTATCTTACAAGCTGAAACCACAGAAACTGAAAAGTGGAACACGCAAGTAGGAAGAGTAGTCACAGTTGGACCGTTGGCTTTCAAAAACCGTAACAGTATGGAGTTATGGCCTGAGGGTGCTTGGTGTGAGAAGGGTGACTTTGTTCGAGTCGCCAAGTACGGTGGTGATCGTTGGGAAGTGCGCATTGATAAAGACACGACCGCAATGTTCGTAATTTTTAAAGACACGGATCTAATAGGTAAGGTAACAGTTGACCCATTAGCGATTCGTGCTTTCTTATAGCTGATAAAGGAGCTAGGTATGGCAAAAGAAAAAGAAGTTGAATCGCTCATCGAAGACGATGAGGACGAGCTAAAGGATGCGGAGTATGTAGCCGTTGACAATCCGCTTGACGAAGACGATGAAGAAGAGGAAAGTACCTTAAAATCATCCGAAGAAGAGAGCGACGCTAGTAGTGAAGACGACCGCGAAGCAATTCGTGAACGCCGTCGACTAGAGAAAAAAGAACGTAAAGAGCGCCGCGATAAGGCCATCGGCCGCGATAAGGTTGAGTTAAACTTCCTACGCAGCCGTAACGATGAGCTAGAGCGTCGTATTGGTGCTGTTGAGACACACACCCAACAAACAAACTTAAGTCAGATTGACCAACAAATACAGCAGGCCGTGTATGAGGTTGAGACGTCTGAGAAGATTATTGCTCGCGCGGTTGAGGCTGGTAATGGTGAAGACGTTGCACAGGCTATGCGTTACCGTGATCAAGCCATGCTTAAAGCGCAGCAGTTGACACAGTACAAGCAACAACAATCTCAGCAAGCTCAGGCGCCACGTCAGCCACAGGTTGATACTGAGGTTGTGCACTACGCTAAAGAGTTTATGGAAGAGAACAGTTGGTACGACCCTTCAGGCAAGGATGAAGACTCGGCCATTGTGCTTGCCATAGACAACAAGCTAGCGCAAGAAGGTTTTGACCCTCGATCCGAAGAGTACTGGGATGAGTTGCATGATCGCGTTAAGCGTCGTCTGCCAGAGAAGTTCAAGGCAGCACGCAAACCGACAGGTGGCCCTGCTGTAGGTTCTGGTCGTGAACACGCGCCAGTATCAACACGCAAAGAGGTTTACATTAGCCCTGAGCGCAAGGCAGCCTTACAAGAGGCAGGCGTTTGGGATGATCCAGTATTGCGTCAGCGTTACGTTAAAAAGTACGCAGAATACGATCGTGCTAACAAGAGTTAAAAAATAGTAGTTTTCTTTTTATAAAAATTAGAACATAATTCTAATCAATTGCTGAATGGAGCAAGTAATGACAAATACAAATGATGAACGTTTAAAGAAAAGTGTAGGTGATGGTCGTGGAGATCGCGCGATGGAAAATCGTGCTGTCACGGAGAATCGTGAAATCTCGGATGCAGACCGTCTAGATATATTTCGGCAACAGTTCTTTCAATCTTCACTTCCTGATCTACCAAAAATACCTGGATACCACGTATGCTGGTTGACCACTACAAACCCACGAGATACGATTAATATGCGTATGCGGTTGGGTTACGAAGCCATTAAGCCAGAAGACATTCCTGGCTGGGAATCAACATCTGTTAAAACAGGTGATTGGATTGGCTTTATTGGGGTTAACGAAATGCTCGCATTCAAGCTACCACTTTCTCTTTATGAGAAGTACATGCAAGAGGCGCACCACGATGCACCTTTGCGTGAGCTAGAAAAGTTGACGGATACTTCCGAGTTCCTTAAACGCGACGCAGAAACTACCGGCAGTCGTCTATATGAAGGTGATGGTACACAAGACTTGAGGAAAAATGCTGGTCGAGCTCAATTTGACTTGACCTAACTTTATTTTTTTAAGGAGTATTAAGATGCCTTCAACAAGCGCACCTTTTGGCTTCCGCCCTTCTTTCCACAACAGTGGTCAGATTCGTCCGAAAGCTTATACAATTGCATCAACTTACGCAACGAACATTTTTTCAAATGATCCTGTTAAGTTAACAAACGACGGTGTTATCCAATTGGGTACATCAGATGGTTCTCGTACAGGTACAGTGGCAGGCGTAACATTGCTTGGTACTTTGGCTGGCGTTGAGTATCGTGATTCAACTGGCAAACCGTCTATCTCTCCATACTGGATTGGTGGTACTACTGCTACTGAGATCGATGCTTATGTATTCGATGATCCAGAAACATTGTTTGAAACTCAATACACAAATCCAGGCACTGCTGGTACTGATTCAGTTCAAACTTCCGTAGGCGAGCAAGCTGACTTTACTGGCTTTACAGCGCCAGGTGGTTCTACACGTACAGGTCTTTCAACAGCGTCTTTAGGTGCTATTGAAGGTTCAGGTACTGGTCAGTTCCAAATCACTGGCTTCGCCACTAACATTAACCAATCGCTAACAGATGCTTATGTTGTTGCGTATGTTCGTATCAACGAACACGCTTACAAGTATCCAACAGCGTCAATCTAAGGAGGTCTGACAAATGGCAACCCCAATGAGAAGTACGGACTTTAGGTCCATTGTTGAGCCGATCCTTAACGAAAGTTTTGACGGTATTTACAGCCAACGTGCTGACGAGTGGAAAGGCGTGTTTGATGAGGTTCAAGGTATCAAACGTAACTACCACGAAGAGCCAGTATTGTATGGCTTCGGTGCAGCTCCTGAGTTGCCTGATGGTATGGCTGTTACTTACCAATCTGGTGGTGTGTTATTCGCACAACGCTACTGGTACAAAGTATATGGCCTAGCTTTTGCCTTGACTAAAGTCTTGGTAGAAGATGGTGACCATATCCGTATCGGTCAAACA